TCATTGTTGATTGGTAAATCCATGATAAAAGTTTAAGTAATCTTATTATAACACCTTATTTTAATTTTGGCAATCAGGAGAAAAAACTTTCTAAAGTAATCTTTCTTTCATCTGACCAACCAATTGCATTCAATACTGCTTTCATCGGTTCAAGAAATGCCTTATCAAACTGAGTATCATAATCGACATACTTTTCTAAATCAAGTTCCTTTGGAAAATCTTGAATGAATGAAATCACATTCTCTCTCGTAGGATTTGGTTTTTTTAAGTAACAGAACTTTATCTTTTCACCATTCTGTATGTATGCATATTTCTTATCAAGTTTTCTTTCTTTGACATAATGATTGAATAGTAATGCACCACGAACATGCATCGGTGTTCCTTTTGCATATATTGTATTCGCACCTTTATACTTTACTACATTTGAAACTGACCTTGGGAAAGATATTTCTTCTGGTGGAAGAGACTTGAATTTATTTCGACAATCATCAATGTAATCTATCATCTCATCTTCAGTTCCACTCATCATCACTTTCAATCCATTCTTAATCATAGTTCGACAAGGTGCAGGTGTTGATGACTTAACTGCTTCAATACCCATGATTTTTAACTTAGCATCACCATATCGAACTCCCTCACTATCCCATACATTTAAAATATATCTTTTCTTTGCTGTCCATATACCACGATCTGCGATGTTCTCTCTTTTCATAAACATCTTTTGATCATAAGCATTTACATAGTTGGCCAACGCTTGGTAAGAATCCGAAATATATTTCTCAAATTCCACTTCACACACCTTATCAAGGAAATNAACGACCCCTTCAGCATTCTTCTCTCTGCCTTNGAATACTGCGTCAATAAAAGGGCCCAAATTAAGATAAATGGAATCGGTATCAGAAGCAATAACATAATCAATNTCCTCCGTTTTTAAGATGTTATTTAATTTACGGTTCATTCGATTTTCAATCCAACGAATGGAAACCTGTCCNGAAAGCGTAATTGCTTCCGCATTTGCTAGTTTAAAATAACGGAAGTACTGATTGCCGATAGCACCATAAGCAGAATTAAGAGATATTTTCTTTGCCATCTGAATGTTGTTACACCTTGCAATCTCTTTTTCAAGAGTCTTTGTTTTGTTTTTTTCATAAGCTTTCTTTGCCTCAATCATTTTCTTTTTGAAGATAACTCTTTCGTTATACATCTTCTCCATCAATTCGGGTAAGAACCCTTTGATGTCTTTCCGATACATCGCACCATTTGCACATACCGCAGTNTCTTTATACATTTCAAATGTTACTTCTTCAGAAAGTATTTTATCAACTGTGACTGATGGNTGCCTCTGTTCAAGTAATGTTTCTGGGGAAATATTATATTGCATAATGAGATGAGGATATAGACTATTAAGGTCAAAACTAACCACCCAATCATACTTTCCTGGTATCGGTTCCTTAACATAAGCACCTGCATATTGTGAATCTTTATCTGTTCTCACCTTTGGAGGAATCACAACATTCTTCCTCTTCAAGTAATTATAGATGATTGAATCCCAAGTTCTTACTTGAAAAAATACATCTGTATAATTTACTTTAGCATCATATGCCATTGTCANACAAAGTTCAATTAACTTCATCTTATCTTCAAGTTGGTCTACGAGTTCTACGTCAATGATGTTATATTCAATAAATTTTTGCCAATTACCTGTATAGAAATCTCTGAAGGTATCAAACTCAGAGTGGTCTAATTTCTTTTTACCAAGTTCAACATTCGCAATGTGATCTAGACGATAAGATTCTTGNTTTGTATATGTAAACTTACGATATAGATCAAGGTAATCAATAATTGATATNCCAGCCATCTCACAAGATATTTGTTTACGACCTTGTACAATAAAATCTTTTTTTCTCACATAACCCCAAGGAGAAAGTTTACGGACTTTCTTCTCACCCATTAGTCTTTCTATGCGTCCTACAATGTATGGAATATCATACAACTCACAGTTCCAACCAGTAATCACTTCTGGAGTATTTGTCTGCCAATACTCTAAAAAACGATCAATTAAATTATATTCATCCGTACACTGAACATATCTTACATCATCTCTTGTATTATTGAAGGGTCTAGATGCAAAACAAATTATCTTCTTAGTTGTATAATCCTGTAGAGTAATTGCTAATAATTCTTCTGCACAATTAAAAACATCGGGGAAACCACTTTCAGCAGCAACCTCAATATCAATTGTGACTAATTTAATTTTACTAATATCAAACTTAATTTCTTCTTCTGGATATTTCTCAGAAATATATTGACAGATATATCTGTCGTTTCCATAAACATCAAATCCTTCTACACCAGAGTACTTTTCAATAAATCCTTTACACTCCGATATTTTACCAGGTTTAATTGGTTCTACACTATCTCCCTCTAAAGTTTTATACTTCGATTTTTTCTTCGAAGGTACATAAAAAGTGGGATTAAATGTTTCTCTCGCAGTAAAATGCTTGCCATTCTCATATCCACGGACAAGAATTTCGTCAAACCTTTGATGGACATTTGTATAAAACCTCATTGAGTAATCTTATTATATTCTTTTAATATGTGTGGTGATGGGTCAACTAATGTCAATATCTTATCAGAACTCATAAACATTTCAGTATTTGATGTTAGATCTGATATCCACTTAGANACCTTCCCATCTATTATAACACATGGGTTAATTAGTTTACAATCAGGTTGACCGATATCTGCTAGGACTTCATCAATCTCAGATATCAGAATCGTTTGATTCATTAAGAGTAGTACTTGAATAGGATTCGCTGGTTCCACCATCTCGTCCGTTGCTTGATCCGTCTGTATCATTAAATCGTCTTCCATTCATTCTCTCCTCGTAATTTTTTTTAACTGAATCAAGTGGATCTGTGATACAGACCACCCAATCTTTATTTACAATTATATCACTATCATTAGATAATGACATCCACTTGTAATATGCAAGTTCATGTTTTGGTCTAGTTTCCTGTTCAACTAAAACTTGACTTGTTTTTATTTTAACACAATATGGATCTTTAAAAAGATAAGATACTAAGATATCAGATTCTTCTTGACGAATTTCTTTGATATCAGCAATTACCTCCTCTCCAGATTTAAGCAGTGCAAGTTGAATACTCATATTTTAATATGTATTGACTATATTATACCATAAAAAAAGGGATCGTCAAGATCCCTATAGAATTGCTTTCATTATGAACTCTTTAGATAAGATAGGTTCTCCTAACAAATCTAATTGTATTTGATCAGCATCTACCTCAACATCATCTTTATTTTTACGACAATGTAACCAATAGTATGTGCCATCCTCTCTTATATAAAAGTAACTGGTGTTGTGAGAGTCAAGACAGAAGACAGCATACAAGTAAGGATATTCTCTCTTGCGATTTGGATCTGGTTTACATGACTTACCCATGCTTCCATACATGGGTTCTTTACCACTACCATGAGGGGTAGGTAGGTTTACCCCATGATCTCCAAATAAATCGTATCCTTTAACCATTAAAGATATACTTTTTTAGCATGATGTTCTGGAACAATCTTACCTAATGTAATTGTAAGAAGTCCGTCTGCAAAAGTTACATCTTTAACTTCTACATCATCAGATAGTGACCATTGCCTTGAGAATGATCTCTGTGCTAACCCTTTATGACTATAAGTTTCTTCTTCTTTCTTTTCTTTAGTTCCTTCTACGAATATCTTACCATATTCTGTGTAAACTTTAACTTCTTTCTTTTTGAATCCTGCGAGTGCAATCTCTAATCTAGATTCAACATTATTTACATGAACAATATTGTATGGTGGATAGTTAGCGTTTGAATTTGTATTCCAAAATTGTTGGATGTAGTCATCTAACCCTATGCTGTTTCTTGCGATCTTTTCCATTAGTTCTGGAAGATCTGAAGCACTATATCTCTGTATGTTAGTCATGGTTCTCCTTAGTAAGCGAGTGTAAATTNTGTCCCCGAAGGCGACATTACTATTTAACCACTTATCATAAAATTATACAATGAGGTATACTCTAATTTTTTGTTCGGTATCTACTGCCAATACTCATCTAATATATCAAAAGTTTTGTTGAGATATTCGTTTGCTCCATTACACTCCCATTGACCCTTTTCTCCGATCTCGCATTTGTAGTGCAATTCTCTTTTAAGTTGCATGAGTCTGTTAGTCATAGCAACCTTGTCTAGTCTTCCGTTCATGGTTACTCCTCGGTTTTCTTTTTCTTTCCTATATTATACTTTGTTTCGAGTATCCATTCGTGTTTTTCTTTATATGCTAACACTTTTATCTGATTTAATGGTGCAATATCAGTAATTTTACTTACGTTCATAATAGTTATTAGACCCCAATCAGATAATAACTGAATGATACGATTACGACGTTGAACATCATTCTGAGTTAGATTTGCATGCTTACCATCTAACGCAAATAGTTCTTTAAAGTGTACAATATAATATCTTCCTTGCTTATGTAATATGTGACAGGATTGATAGATCTTCTTCTCTTTACGAGATGCTACTCCAATACGTGTAAGTGTTTCACGAACTTTTAGGAAATCATCTGGTTCATTCAATGTAATCTCAATCATTTGATCCGTAGACCATTTTACCTCAGGCTCGGTAATCATTTCGCTCCTCCAGTTTCAAATTTAGATTTTATAAAATTAAGTTGTTCTTTACTTAAGATACGTAGAGCTTGCTTTGCCTTTTCGTTACTATAACCATAATAACGTTTCACACAATCAAGATCCTTGATCTCATCCTTACGAAGCCACGGAGAGAATCTCTTTCGCTTCCTCACACTATTTAGAAAAAAGGAATACTGAAGGTCTCTATGTAAGTGTGGATTTATGTTCATTTCATTAGCAAAAAGAATTGTATCCAGATGTCCAG